AAATCAAAACCAAATAACAGGAGGTAAACACCATGACAAACAAATACAATTATAAGAAAGCTGTAAAAGACGATATTAAAAATTATATCAATGAAAACATTAACTTAGCTGATTACGCAGACACTGACGAATTACAGGAGTATTTACAAGATACGCTCTGGGCTGAGAACAGCGTAACGGGTAACGCGTCTGGCTCTTACACTTGTAACACTTATGAGGCTGAGGAAAACATCGCGCACAATTGGGATTTACTACAAGAAGCCCTTGAAGAGTTCGGCAGCTCTGATATTAACGTACTGGAGAAGGGCGCAGAGTGGGCAGACGTAATAATTAGATGCTATTTACTTTCTGAGTGCATAGCGGAAGTATTAGAGGGGGTAACACTATGAAACAGTTAACAACAAAGAAAGCAATCACATCTAAGTATAACAAGATTATTCAAATCGGATATTGTAAATTACAAAATTTACTTACTATGTTTGAACCGGTAGCGTGTACAAATAGTATTTACGGTTGGGACGCTGACATCTATGTTTTTGATGACGTGGTAATAGTGACCGGTGATCGTCCTTTTGGCAATATAAAGCCCGATAAGGACATTATCAAGAAATACAACGATGAAGCATTACAATTTCGCAAAGATTGGCGCAATATTAACCATAAAGACCAATTCATTACAATGTTAAATGAATTTATTGAGGAGGTGACAAGATGATAGGAGATTTTGAAGCATTATGTAATGAGTACAGGGAGAATAAACGGCTTATTGAAGAGTTGGAAGCCTACAATGATACCATTAGGGCTAATATTATTGATCTTATGGGTGACAACGATACTATGATACAGGGCGCAGCCAAAGCTACATACAAAACAATAGTATCTGATAAGTTCAATAGTAAGGCGTTCAAAGAGGAGCACGCCGATTTATACAATGCTTATTGTGCTAAAACTGTAACTAAAAGATTTACAGTTGTTTAATATGATAGTATAATTAGTATAACAAATGAATGGAGGTATATATTATGTTCGGTAATTTGTTCTTTTTGATATTCTGTATTGTAATGTTCTTTGTATTTCTGTTAGATGATTTATTGAAAGGGAATAAATAAAGTAAAGGCGTGGAGCGGAAGGGGCTACTGTACTGTATTCATTGTGTGAAATATGGCAAATTGAAGCGTAACACAGTTGCATTATTGAGGGTACCCGCGGGGGAAATATATCAAATGAATTCGCGGGTATTGAGTAGCTTAAATATCCCTGAAAAATTAAAAAGGTATTTCAATACGCCATATATTGTGTTATATTGTTAATATCCTTGGAAAATAAAAAAGATGTAGGAGGCTATATGAATATTTATGTTGTATTCATTATTTTGGGTATTGTTTTATCACTTATACTTTGGTTTGCTTTAAAAAAAGAAACGAATTATCGAGCACCATTGATAGTGGTGGTATGGATAGCTATTATAATATTCATTTGGCTCGATATAAAGTTACCCAGCAAACCCAAGAGTGATACAGCGAGTGCGGTAACTAATGTTGAGAAGTCCAAAAAAGTTAAGAAAGCTAGTTTTAAGGAAATATATAAAGCGTATGAGAAAAATGAGTTAAGAGCTGATGAGAAGTACGAGCATAATCGATATAAGATTAAAGCTAAAGTAAATGGGATGACAGATGATGGATTACTTAATTTTGATAAGAGTATAAAGTTGACCTTGGAGACAAAAGTTGATAACACGATTGTTTTCTTTTATGCTGATTTTGGAAAAGAGGAAGCGACGAACTTAAAGAAAATAGATGTTGGGGACAATATTGTTTTTGAGGGTGAGTGTTTAGACGCTTATAATTGGGTAGAATGTAAGATAGTAAATAAATAATTTGTGGAAGTGCGTTATCGCAAGGGTGCAATCTCAAACGGTAGCGCACTTTTTTATTTAGGAGGCATTATGGAAGAGTTACTTAAAAAAATTTCCGAAAAAATAAAAAAGACACCCTCAGAGCTAACAGCATACGAGGATTTGTACTATATGTGCCTTGACTGCATTGAGAAAGACATTGAGTTAGCTGTTAGGTATGGTAAGAATTTATCTGAGGTTATAGAAGAACAGATACCAAAGACAGATGATGAGGAGGATATGAGACAGCTGTTTGGGTTGCATAAGAAGGTGTTATTGATGTTAGCACCTTATGACTTTGAGAGTTATTTGTTGTATGTTGAGTGGGAGAGGGAGCCTAAGAAGAAATTTTATGTACCGAGGCGGAAAGCATTAAGACCTATGGTGGTGGAGTTACAGAATCTGACGGATGACAAGTTAGATTTACTTGCGATATCGCTTCCACCTGGTGTAGGTAAGAGTACGCTTGCTATCTTTTTTCTTACTTGGTTAGCGGGTAGAGAGCCTAACATGCCGATGCTAAGTGGGTCTCACAGCAACTCATTTGTGAGGGGTGTGTATGATGAGTGCCTGAGGATATTAGAGGAGGACGGTGAGTATTTGTGGCACGATGTATTTCCCGGGTTGTCTGTATCTAACACGAATGCTAAGGATTGCAGGATTGACATTGACAGGAGACAGAGGTTTGAGACGCTGGAGTTTACATCTATTGGTACAGGTAATGCGGGTCTGTACCGTGCTGCGACATTGTTATACTGTGATGACCTTGTAAGCGGTATAGAGGTAGCGTTGTCTAAAGAAAGACTGGATAAGTTGTGGGAGATTTACACAACTGACCTGAGGCAGAGAAAGATAGGAAATGTATGTAAGGAACTGCACATTGCGACAAGGTGGTCGGTGCACGATGTAATAGGCAGACTTGAGGAGAGATACGAGGGTAGTGACAGGGCTAAGTTTATTAAAGTGCCAGCTCTTGATGAGAATGACGAGTCTAACTTTGATTATCCTTATGGTGTGGGATTTAGTACAGAGTTTTACCACGAGCAGAGAGAGACGATGGACGAGGCATCCTGGAGGGCGTTGTATATGAACGAACCCATTGAGCGTGAGGGATTACTGTACCACGAGGACGAGTTGAGGAGGTACTTTGAGCTTCCTACCGGAGAGCCTGACGGAATACTGGGTATATGTGATACCAAGGACAAGGGGGCTGATTATGCTTTTCTACCTGTAGGCTATGTGTACGGTAAGGATTATTACATTGAGGATTGTGTATGTGACAACAGTCTTCCTGAGGTGGTAGACGCTAGGCTTGTGGATATACTTATTAGGCAGAAAGTACAGATGTGCAGGTTTGAGAGCAACTCAGCTGGTGGCAGGATTGCTGAGAAGATACAGGGAATTGTGAAAGAAAAGGGAGGTATTACACACATTACGACAAAGTTTACGAGTGCAAATAAAGAAACGAAGATAATATTAAACAGTGCGTGGGTTAAGGAACACTGCCTGTTTAAGGACGAGAGTTTATACACAAGGCAGAGCGATTACGGTAAGATGATGAATATGCTCACATCTTATACTGTTGCCGGTAAGAATAAGCACGATGATGTACCTGACGGTATGGCTATGTTTTCGGAATATGCTCAGAGTTTTAATACGGCTAAGGTAGAAGTATTTAAAAGACCATTTTGAATAAATATACAAAACACTTTACAAATACTGCATATTAGTGTATAATACACATTATAAGTAAATAAATATACAATACGGAGCGCATTATTGCGAGAGGTTTAGACCTCGAACGGTAGTGCGTTCTTTTTATTTTGAGGAAGGAGGTTTAATGCTGAATAATCCAACAAAGATGTTTAGCGGAAGGCGCGTTATTACGTCCTGTGTTGAGGTGGTAGACGAGAGCAATGTACTGGACGTGCTGAGAGAAGTGCTTTATATGCACGACATTAACAGGGCTGAAATTGATTACTTGTGGAGATACTACAGAGGCGAACAGCCTATAAGATTCCGTGAGAAAGAAGTAAGACCTGAGATTTGCAACAAGATAGTGGAAAACAGGGCAAATGAGATTGTGTCATTTAAGGTTGGTTATCTCTGCGGCGAACCTATCCAATATGTAAGTAGGAGCAGTGAAGAGAAAATAGTAAAGCAGATAAACCAGATCAATGAAATGATGTTTTCTGAGGATAAAGACGCAAAAGACCAGGAGCTTGTTGAGTGGCAAATGATATGCGGTACGGCGTTTAGGCTCATTACTCCTGATGACAAGGAGGAGCTGGAAAACGCACCTTTTGAAATTTACACATTAGATCCCAGAGATACATTTGTTGTTTATTCTGAGGACATAGGTAATAAGCCTCTTATGGCGGTTAAGATAGGTAGGAATAAAGACAGGGATATCAAATATTCAATATATACCGATAAAATGTATTTTTTGATTGAGAATATGAAAATATCGGAAAGTAAGCCACATCCTTTGGAAGAAATACCAATATTTGAGTATCCGGCTAACAATGCTAGGTTAGGAGCATTTGAGATAGTTCTTCCTCTGCTTGACGCTATCAATAACGTTGTGAGCAACCGTCTTGATGGCGTTGAGCAATTCATACAGGCGTTCATTAAATTTGTGAACTGCGATATATCCAAAGACGAATATAAAGAGTTTTTGGAGCTGGGTGCGATTAAGGTTAAGTCGGTTGACGGTCAGAAAGCCGATGTGGACATGGTTACAACGGAGCTTAATCAGGAGCATACACAGACACTTAAAGAGGATTTATACAACGCTGTACTTACAATATGTGGTATGCCGAACAGAAACGGTGGCTCATCCACAAGTGATACCGGAACAGCGGTGTTGTTAAGGGATGGTTGGTCTCTTGCAGAAGCAAGAGCGAAAGATTCTGAACACATGTTCAAGAAATCGGAAAAGAAAATGCTGAAATTGGTTTTACGGATTTGTAGGGATTGTGCTGATTTTGATTTACAGCTTAAAGATATAGCAATGAAGTTCACTCGTAGAAATTATGAGGCAATTCAGAGCAAATCACAGGTGTTGGTATCAATGTTACAGCAACCTAAAATCCACCCTAGACTTGCTTTTCTACATTCGGGGCTGTTTACGGACGCCGAATCGGCGTACTCAATGAGTAAAGAATATTATGAGGAATGGGAACAGAAAAACAGTGTTAGTGAAAACACTTCAAAAAACGCAGATGTCAGCCAAGACACAAAAACAGAAAGTGAGAATAATACATGACATTACAGGAGCTATTAAAAGACAGTTACAAAGAGGGAATGACGGTTGAAGAGATAGAGGCGGCGTTAAATGATTTTACCTTACCTGAGGACAAATCAGCTGAAATAGAAAAGCTAAAGAATACTGTGTCTAAGGCTAATAGTGAGGCTGCCGAATTCAAGCGTAAGTTACGTGAAACATTGTCTGATTCCGAGCAGAAAGCTCAGCAGGAAGCGGACAGGGTTGCGAAACTTGAAGCTGATTATGCTAAGTTGCTTCACGAATCAACTGTTACACAGCGTAAGGCGGATTTCTTAGCATTGGGATATGATGAGAAGTTGGCTTCTGAGACAGCTGAAGCATTAGTGAATGGAGATTTTGCTACAGTTTTTGCCAATCAGGGGAAGCACCAGACAAATCTTGAAAAGAAATTTAAGGTTGACGCTCTAAAGGAAACACCGAAACCTGTAGGCGGAACCGGTGGCGGAATTGACTTTACTAAACTTACACTTACAGAAAAAGCGAAAATGAAACTTGAAAACCCAGCATTATTCAATGAATTATCACAGAATTAGGAGGAAATGATTTATGCCAAAAAGTTACTTGAATTTTCCGTTTGACGCGGAATTGTTTTTACAGGCGTGGGAAAACGCACCCGATCCTGTAAAAGTTGCAATGCTAAATAGTGGAGCACTTGTAGAAGATGAGACGATTGCCAGTTTGATTCAGAATGACGGTAATTTATATACTATTCCATTCTACAATGTGCTGGAAGGTAACGAAGTAAATTACGATGGTAAGACCGATATTACATCTACGGAGACCTCAGCTGATTCTCAGACTGGTGTAGTTTACGGTAGAGCAGCCGCACACACAGCGAGAGATTTTGTAGCTGAGTTATCAGGAGCAGATCCATTCGGTAATATTGTTAAAAGTGTGGCAGGATTTTGGACTAAGAAGCGTCAGGCTAAAGTTATCGGTATCTTGAATGGTATTTTTGATATTACAGGAGACGCAGATTGGGCAAAACATACCGTAAATATTGCGAAAAGTTCAGGTGCAGTAGCGAAAATTGCTGAAACTACGCTCAATGACGTAATGACCGATACACTCGGCGATAACAACGGACTTTACTCTATGGTCATCATGCATTCAAATGTTGCTAAAACACTTAAAAACATACAGATCTTAGACTACTGGAAGCAGACTGACGCTAATGGTATTCAGCGTCCTATGAATCTTGCCAGTGCAAACGGACTGTTGGTTGTTGTTGATGACAGTGTACCAGTTGATACAACAACCCCAACACACCCTAAATACACTACATATCTGTTGGGAAAAGGTGTATTAAGAACAGCGAAGGGTAGAGTGGATGTTCCGGTTGAAAAGGTAAGGGAGGCAACTAAGAACGGTGGTCAGGATACTCTTATCACAAGACTTAGAGAGACCATTCATCCAAACGGTTTTTCATTCAAAGTACCTAGTACAGGTTGGACAGAATCTCCAACAGACGCACAGCTTTTCGATAAGGCAAACTGGGAACGTAAGTTTAACCACAAGGCGATACCTATGGCAAGACTTATCACTAACGGCTAAATAAAAGGAGGTGGATGACATGACGGAAAATGAGAAACTAACTACTCTAAAAGCTATGGTAGGTAGCTCTGATACGGACGAAGTGTTATCCGCCTATTTGAATATAGCCGGAACTAAGATAGTTACAAGAGCATATCCGTACAATGATGATATTACGGAAGTACCGAAGAAGTACCACACGTTACAATGTGAGATAGCCGCGTATCTCTTAAATAAGCGAGGTGCTGAGGGACAAAAAACTCACTCAGAAAACGGAATATCCCGAACCTATGAAAACGCAGATATTCCGGAATCAATGCTGAGAGTGGTTACACCTTTTTGTGGGGTGATTAAATGAGGACATTGAACCGAAATAAGACAGTTTTTTATTATGCCTTGTATGAGGGTAAAGAGTCTGTGATAGATGATTATGGTAACGTCACAGGGGAATATGAAGTTAAATACTCACGACCTAAAAAGTTCAGAGCTAATATTTCAGCAGCAAACGGTAAGGCTGATGTGGAACAGTTTGGAGCAAATGTTGATTATGACAAGGTAATTGTGGGAGATAATATATTCCCTCAAATTGACGAATACACCATTATGTGGATTGACACTGTTCCTATTATAGATAACGAGGGTAAAACGGAAACACCTCACGATTACATTGTTAAGAAAATCGCGAGAAGTCTTAACAGCGTATCAATTGCCGTAAGTAAAGTCGAAGTCTCGAGGTAGCCAAATGGGTAGAAAAATAATCAGGTTCAGCTTATCAGAAGAGAGTATTACCTCTGTTATTAAAGAACTGACTAACTATAAAAATGAGATTATTCGAAAGTCAGAGTTACTAAGAGACAGAATTGCTGAGAGGATATCCATTGAAAGCCAAAGAGGGTTTGACGGAGCAATTATATCAGATATCGTAAACGGAACGTCAAAATACGCTAAGGTAAATGTCTCAGTCGAGAAGACGGGAGCTACTACACTGGTCATAGCAAAAGGCGAAGACGCAGTATGGGTTGAGTTCGGAGCCGGTGTTTATCACAACGGTTCTGCCGGTAGCTCTCCACACCCAAAAGGCTCAGAGTTAGGTTTTATCATAGGTGGTTATGGTTATGGTATGGGTAAGAAAAATACCTGGGGGTTTTATGAAGATGGCGAATTGTTATTAACACGTGGTGCGCCTGCGAAAATGCCAATGTATAACGCATTAAAGAGCGTTTGCGATGAGATAAGTATTATAGCTCAGGAGGTGTTCGGATGATTGATGTTGAAAACGAGGTATTTGGGCTTATCTCAGAAAAACTGAGAGTGAAATATCCCGATATCTACATATCAGGTGAATATGTTAAGAGTCCGCCGTCTTTCCCAAGTGTGTCGCTAATTGAGATGGATAACGAGGTATACAGAAGTACAAGGACAAATGAATCTATAGAGAATCATGTACAGGTAATGTATGAGATAAATGTTTACTCAAATAAGACAAAAGGTAAGAAAACAGAAGCAAAATCAATAATATCACTTATTGATACTGAGTTCACAAGGTTGGGATTTACAAGAATAATGTACAATCCGATACCGAACGAACTTGACGCAACAATATACCGCATTGTAGCAAGATACAGTGCGGTTGTATCTAAAGACAAAATAATTTACAGGAGGTAAGAAAATGGCTATTAGCTCATACAAAGTGTTCCTTATGGAAAAGGACACGGACTGGAAGAAGCTTATTGATATTAAGGAATACCCTGATTTAGGTGGTGCACCCGAATCACTCGATACTACCACTTTATCGGATAAGATGAAGACATCAATCCCCGGTATTCAGAGTGTTGAAGCTCTTGAATTTCCTACAAACTATACTCTTGCAGATTATAAGAGACTTAAAGCTATGGAAGGTTCAGAGAAAGAGTATGCTGTTTGGCTTGGTGGTACTGAAACACCGGGTGGAGAAGTTACACCTACCGGTTCAGACGGTAAGTATGAATTTAAGGGAGCGTTATCCGTATTTGTTAAGGGAGGCGGTGTAAACGAAGTTGTTGGTATGACTGTTACAGTTACACCATCAACATCTATCACACAGAAAGCATAATTAAAGGAGGATTATACAATGGCAAAACAGTTAAAATTTAGTTATCAGGATAAGGAATACACCTTAGAATTTACAAGAAAAACAGTTGCTGAAATGGAGAGAAAAGGTTTTATTGCGGATGAAGTATCGGAGAAACCTATGTCCACTCTTCCTGTACTTTTCGGGGGTGCTTTTCTTGCACATCACAAGTATGTTAAGCCTGAAATCATTAATGAAATTTTCGATAAGATGACTAACAAAGAGGATTTAATCGGCAAACTTGCTGAAATGTATGCTGAGCCTATTTTATCACTTATTGAGGAACCGGAAGAGGCTGAGGGAAACTTGAAGTGGACAGCGAGCTTCTAAATAGTTCTCTGTCCGACAATACAACGGGGAGCGAGCGTAATATCCGCTCTGCTTCCCCTTTTTATTACACTGAAACATTTAATAAGCACTTTCCGTATTATCTATCAATAGGAATGACATATAAACAATACTGGGAAGAAGATTGCTTATTGGTTAAATACTACAGAGAAGCAGATAAACTAAAAAGAGAGAATGCCAATCAGACAGCGTGGTTACAGGGTATGTATTTTTACGATGCTCTTATAAGAGTATCTCCGGTACTTGCTGCATTTGCCCCTAAGGGAACTAAACCTATAGCCTATATGAACGAGCCTTATCCTATAAGTAAGAAAGATATTGTGGAAGCCGAAAGAAAACAGGCTGAGAGGGAAAAGGCTGAGGTTAAAGCTAAGATGGACGCATTTGTGGTATCTAATAATAAACGATTTGAGAAAGGAAGTGAGTAAATGGCTACAATAGACAATCTTGAAATACAAATACAGTCTGATTCATCATCGGCTGTAAGTAGCATAAATGAGCTCGCTTCCTCTTTAAATAGGATTAAAAATGCAGTTAAGGGTGGAATCGGATTAAAAAGTGTATCTAATCAGATAAATGAGCTTGATTCATCATTAAAAAGTATTGATTCAGGTTCCGTATCGAAAATAGACCGTCTTGCTGCAAGCTTATCTAAATTGTCTTCCGTAAAGATTTCATCATCTATCGGAACACAGTTGAAAAGTATTAGCTCAAATATGTCTGCTATGACTCTGGATGGATTATACAATCTTGATAAATTGGGAACAGCTTTAAATCCTTTATCCGGACTGGGAAAAGCAGGCGGATTAAAAAGTATCATAACACAACTTGGAAAATTACCTGAGTTAGCTACAGCATTAAATACTGTTAATTTTACTCAGTTTACAAACGATATACAAGCTCTATCAAATGCATTAGCACCTCTTGCAAGCAGACTGGATATAACAGCTAGTGCATTTACGAGATTACCGGCTAATATAAGACGTACTGTATCAGCCACACGCACTATTCCATCAGCAAATAGAGAAGCTGAGATAAGTTATGTTAACTTGTGGGCGAAAGTCCATTTGACAATAAATGTGTTAAGACGAGCTGCGGGATTTTTAAGCTCCTGGATAACAAAATCCAATCAGTATATTGAGGACTTAAACCTTTTTAATGTATCAATGGGTAAATATGCTAAAGAAGCTAAAAAGTATGCTGATATTGTCAGTGAGGCAGTCGGTATAGACCCAGGCGAATTTATGCGTAATCAGGGTATATTTAACACCGTAGTTAAAGGTTTTGGTGTGGCTGAGGACAGGGCGTATTTGATGTCTAAGAACTTAACACAGCTTGGATATGATATTTCGTCTTTCTACAATATACCTTTTGAAAACTCAATGGAAAAATTACAGTCAGGTATTGCAGGAGAGTTGGAGCCTTTACGTAGACTGGGTTATGACTTGTCTGTAGCCAGGTTACAGCAGGAAGCTTATACATTGGGAATAAATAAGAAAATATCAGCGATGACACAGGCTGAGAAATCGGAACTGAGATACTATGCCATTATGACACAGGTTACGGCAGCACAAGGTGATATGGCTCGTACTCTCGAATCCCCTGCCAATCAGTTACGAGTACTCAGTGCACAGTTAAAATTGGCTTCAAGAGCACTAGGCAATATCTTTCTCCCTTTGTTAAAGTTGATTTTACCTTACGCAATCGCAGCCGCTAAAGTAATCAGATATCTTGCAGAATGTGTAGCAAGCTTCTTTGGAATAAAGTTATCTGATTTTTCAGGAGTATCTGAAATGGAGGGTCTAGCTGATAACGCTAACAATGCTGCTAACGGTTTAGGTAAAGCAGGTAAGGCCGCTAAGAAGTTAAAAAACGCACTGCTTGGTATAGATGAGTTAAATATAATTTCTGAGGATAAAGATTCCGAGAAAAACAAAGATGGTGCAGGAGCAGGTGGCTTAGGTATCAAATTACCGGAATATGATTTCTTAAAGGATGTTAATCAAAAGACGGATGAAATTTTTGAGAACATGAAAAAGAAACTGAGCGAGATTCTACCTATAGTTGGTGCAATTGGCGCAGCGTTTGCCGCTTGGAAGATAGCCAAAGGAATTACTGATTTTATTAGTTATCTTAAAACAGTAAAAGGATTTAAGCTATCTTTTAAAATAATAGGTTTAGCTGCTTTTTTAGATGATTTAAAAGAATTTCGAAATACTCTTAAAGATATTCAGAAGAATGGGTTAAATTTCGAAAATGGATTTAAACTAATAGCTAATGGTATCGGAATGGTAGGAGATGCTTTAATCTTGCTGGGAAATACTAAAGTAGGCGGAGTCTTAAAAGTGATAGACGGATTCCTTACGATAGTTTCCGGAGCAATAGGGTTATCTAAAGATGGTTTTAATTGGGATGATCTAAGTAAGATAACAGATGGTTTATCGGATTTAGCAATCGGTATCGGTTTATTACAGGGTAATTTTGCGATAGTTGCGGGAGGGTTCGCACTAAAATCAATTAAGGGCATAATAAAGCAAATGCAGAATATTATAACTGCTATAAAAACAGGAGATTGGAGTGTAATTGACTGGACGGACTTAGCAGAAAATGCAGTAATTGCAATTATAGGTTTCGCAGGCTGCCTGGTTAAATTAAAGACGATTAATACAGGAGGCAAGACCGCTGAGACGATAGGAAATGAGCTTACAGGACTTAAGACAGTAACTGATACCGTGGGTACCACGACAGGTGGACTTAATACATCCGTAGGTACACTTACAAGTAAATTAAAAAACCTTGTTGTCAATTTAGGATTAGGTATTGCTGTTATAGCTGAGGTCGCATTGAGTGCCATGCTTATTGTAGGAGCAATATATGTGCTAGGTAAAGAATTAAATGCTGTAGCAAAGGCTTGGAAACCAATTGTTGGGAAAAATGGTTCAGGTGATACAGTATTAAAGGCATTAGGAGCAGGAGCATTATTATTAGGAGCAGTTGGATTGGCGACATATGCATTGGGTGAAGTCACCGTAAAGAGTGGCGGGAAAGTAGCCTTAGCGATAGGAGTCGGGACAGCTGTATTGGTTGAGATAGGGGTAGCAACAGGTTTGTTCTTAATTGAAGTAGAAACAGTAGGTTCAGAATTAAAGAAGATTGAGAAAAAATGGGCTCCCGTACTTAAAAAAGAGGAATCCATAAAAGAAGCATTGGTAAAGGGTACAGCACTTCTCACAGCAGTAGGTGTGGCAACAGGTGCACTGGGTGCGATAACCTTAGCTAGTGGAGGAACTATACCTTTGGCGATTGCCGCGGGAGCTGCTTTACTAGGCGAAGTCAGTCTGGCAACGGTATCATTTATAGCAAATCTTACGGATGTTGCCAAAGCATTGGGAGATGAGTTGGCACCAGAACTGGAAAAGTTAAATAAGAAACTCCCTAAGTTAAATGACAATACCAAAGATTTTGTAAATTATATGACTAATTTTGCAAATGAAGTAGTTAAATATACCGAGGCAGATGTTGTAGCAGGTCTCGCTGCAACGATTGACACGATTATTGGATGGTTTACAGAAGATCCAATAGATAAACTTGCGAATGATGTTAGTAAAATTAATGGACAGACTAAAGGATTGAATGAAAAACTGAATGTAGCAGTACCCGAATTAAGGAAAGCTAAGAATCTTTTAACCAGTTACAGAAAATTCCTGACACAGATTGAAGAACTTACAAAGACAAATGTAAAACTCTCAGACGGAATGTTTGTCAATATGAAAGAAGTCGGAGAAAAGATTGTGACTGGATTTGTTGATGGAATAACATCAAAATGTAGTGATTTTGAAAATGCAGCAAGCAGTTTGGTAGACGGATTCAAGACAAAGTTGGAAGAAAGCTCTACGAACAGTAAGACAGCAATAGTAAACTGGGCAACAAACATTCAGATATGGTTTACAAATGGCAATATGGGCGGTATTAACACTACAAAGTGGCAGGACAATGCCAAAAGTATTATTACAGGGTTCAAGGATGGTATAACCAATAATAATGTTGACTCTAAAGTAAGCATAACAAACTGGGCGAGTGACATAATTAAATGGTTTACAGATAAAACATTTGGTGATGTGAATAAAGATAAATGGGAGCAATATGCGAAAGACATTATCGGAAGTTTTAAGAGTAGTATAAGTCAAAATAAGAGTGATAGTGAGTCCGCTGTAAAAGGATGGGGAACAAGTGTTATAGGTTGGTTCAATAGACCTGATAAAAATACACTTAAAACTGAATTTAAGAACATTGGGAAGAATGTGATTTCCGGATTTACGGAGGGGTTGGGAGATTACACACTCAGGTCACTGGCTGAGCAGTCAATACGAAATTTTGCAAAATCTATTATTAGTACTGCAAAATCAGAACTACAGGTACATTCCCCATCAAGGACGTTTAAGGATATAGGACAGTTTGTAGTAGAGGGATTTAACATAGGACTCACTTCTAAAATGTCAAATACATACTCGATAATGGACGAATGGATTGAGCGTGTAAGCAGTTATGAACCTGAGTTATCTCTTGAAACATCAGGATTTAATTCGCTTAGAGGGGGAAGTTATACTAACCGGGTTTTGGCTGAACATATTTATGAACAGTCCAGCTCATATAACGGTAATCATTCTTCCGATTCAATGGGGCGTACAATGCGTGAGTTCTACAGAGAATATGTTGAACCTACTCTTAAAGAAATAGCAAGTGACACTAAGAGACAGGCTGATAAGTCAGAAAAGACAGTAGTACAGATAGGAAATAGGACAGTTACGGACGCTGTAATAGAACAGCAGGAAGCTAATGGATATTCATTCACTTGATTGGGAGGTGGTAATAAATGTCATATATTGCTATAAACGGTCATCCTTTACCTCCTCCCAAGAGAGGAGTATCTGTTGTGGTTACCACTGTTGTAAATGCTGGTAGAAATACCAACGGAGCGGTTGTAGGTCAAAAAGTAGGAAGAGACCAGTATAAAATAGACGGTTTAGAGTGGGCGTGGCTTACCGCTTCTGAATGGGAGAACATACTTTCAATGCTAAACGATTTTTTTGTAAATGTAACATTTAATGATCCTGTTACAAACTCACGAAAGACAATAAAAATGTATCCCGGTGACAGAAGTGCGGAACCATATTGGGTGGATAAAAACAGTAAACCCACTCATTACACTAATTGTAAGGTTAATCTGATTGATACAGGAGGAAAGTAATGCAAAAAGTTTCTAAGGAATACAGAGACAGTATGAAATCTCCTCTTAGGGAGAGAGCATACATAATGGTGTCTTTCGGTCTTGTCAATCAGGCGGCACAAGCAAATGCACAAGTACGCCCCAGTGAGTATGCCTATTTTTCTAACTCCGAAATATTCAGAGATTATAAGGAAGAGCCAATTTACGGAACATTTGAAGAAAATTTCACAAAAGTAGATGGCTCTATGTGCTTTCTTCCTCGTGAGAGTATGGGTGTATATTATGACAACGGTTTGATATCTAAGGACATAATCGCAGACCAAGAATGTCTTATAGAAATCAGCTTGAGGGGTATAACTACAAATGTAAAGGGTTTATCCATTCTCTTTGGAGATAATTACCCCGTAAGTTTTGATGTGATTGCTAATACAGGACAGAAAATAGAAGTTAGGAATAATACGAAATCAGAGTGGGCTACCGAGGAAGTCTTAAAGAATATAGGAGGGGTTAAGATTATCATCAAGTCTATGAGACTTCCTAAAAGCCGTGTAAGAATATTTGCGATAAAGTTTGGATACGGACTTGTGTATGACAATGATTCCGTACTGAGTTCATCACTCAATAGTTATGTATCTCCTATAGGGGCAGACTTACCACAGATTGATTTTTCAGTACAGATTAAGAACTACGATCATTACTTTAATGTTGATAATCCTAATTCAGCGGTTCACTTCATTGAGACAGGTCAGGAAATGAATGTAATGTACGGTTATGAGCTTCCTAATTCAAAAAAGATTGAATGGATCCAGGGTACACGATTGGTGTGTTCCGGTTGGGAAAGCGACGACAATACAGCAACAATAAGATGTCAGGACGTATTGCGAAATATGTCATCTGAGTATCACAAAGGTACATACAGCGATAATGGTAGAGATTTTTACAGTCTTATACAAGAGGTTTTAACAGATGTGGGTATTACACGATATTATATTGAGCCTTTATTGAAAAAGGTATATACCAAAAATCCAATACCTAAAGTAAAGCACAAGGAAGCATTACAGATTTTATCTAATGCCTGTAGGTGCACATTATCGCAATCAAGACATGGTGTAATACAGATAAAATCAAAGTATATGCCTAAAATATCTGTTAGTGCGAATAACGAGACATCCTACTCAAAGGTTTCCAATATACTAAAAGACATACCTAAGTCTGAATACGCCTCATTTGCAGAAAATTATACTAAGAGTGACGGCACTATGTTCTTTCTGCCAAGAAGTGGGAGAGCTGCACTAGAAACAGGATATGTGTCAAATCAGATATCAGGAGATGAGGGGAGATTTACCAATAATCCTGTTGTGACTTTCGTAATGGATAACACCAGGTCTTATTACGGTATGAAATTAGTGTTTGGGCAGAGCCTACCTAAAGCTTTTGTTATAAGAACTTATGCGGGAACAACCAAAGTAAACGAATATACCATCAGAGAGAATGAAATATCTAAGGAAACGGTAATTATAGAGGAATTTGACGATTGTGACAAAATTCAGATTGAGTTTACTGAAACTGCTACACCTCATAATAGGATAACACTTAATT